CTTTGTCTTTACCCCTATTGATTCTTTGATTTTTCTCTGATTTTAAAAAAATAATTCATTATTTATAAAAAAATCTAGTGATAGACTGACTTCTTAGAATATTATTACTATTCTTTATAGGATATTCTAGGATTTTTTATTGATTGATGTTTATTTGTTTCCTTAATCGGTGGGGTGGTGTGGATAGATCAAAGTAAATAAATAATAATTATATAGGGTTCAATAGATAGGGATTAATAAGACCTGATAAGGGGAACTAATAAGGGAAATAAAAAAGGCTAGTAAATACAGGAATTGGTCTATCAGGTAAACAATGTTACAGAATGTAAACAATGAATTTATGTAATGATAGCAAAGGAAGTCAAAGAAAAAACCAAATAAATTAGGGTTAGTAGTTGACAGTTTTCGATAACACTCGATATAGTAGGTTCATCAGGTTCAAACGGACTTGATTCAAACTTTACCAAATCAAACCAAATGATTACTTTAAAACTTGATACTTCACTAGACTGCTTTAAAAGATGTGAAGGATTAGTAGCAAGTCATGTAATACAAAAATGTATTAAAAAACTAGAAGACTTCGATACCTTAGAGTCTAAGACTTACTACATTAGAGACAAAAACGGAAACGTTATAGGCTCAGTAGAAACATCTAGTGGTCATCAATAACCACTAGAAAACCAAACCTTTACCCAAACTTTAACCACAATGGACAAAATCAAAGTAGGCTCAAACATCTATGAGTCCAAACTACCTAACGGCTCAGTATTATTCTGGTCATACAATACAGTTGTAGCCGCTAACCTCGCTGAAGATGGTTATGTAAGAACTGAGCAACATTACTCAAAAACTACTACTAGGCAACTTAACAAGTGGCTGTCAGGTCTTGACTATAAGACTGTATCTCAAAAGTACTTAGATTCTTTCAAGGGTTAAATTCCCTTGATAGAGTTCAATACTCTAACCAAACCTTTACCAAACCAAAAACTTTACCAAACAAATGACCTTAACACCTGTCAAAAAACAAACTAAAAAAGAACCTTATGACCCTGATAAGGGCATTAAAGAATTAGCTGATACTCTAATCTCTTTAATGGAAAAGGACATCAATCCTTTCCGCAGAGAATGGTCACCTGAAGCCGATCATTTAAACTTTACTACTGGGGAATACTACCAGAATGGCAACCTTATTACACTTGAGATATACAAACTAGCTCAAGGTCATAAACTGCCTTACTGGGCTGGCTTTAAACAGGCTCAGAAGTGGGGTTGTAAGATTAAGAAAGGCAGCAAGTCAGCAATTATCTTACGTCCTATCACTATTCAAGGAAAACAGATAGAAAAACTAGGTAATAATGAAGAAAAGCTAGTACCTACAGGCCATAGCTTTACAATCTTTAGACCTACTAGGGTTTTTAATATTGGTTGCTTCGAGGGTTCAACACCTGAGAATCAAAAGAAACTAGATGGCCGTATCTCTGAGCTACAGGATAAGCATAAGGCAGACAACCATAAGCCTTTAGATGACAGGCTTAAGAATGTTCATAATGTAGTCATTACAAACTACATAGATAAACACCTTAAAGACTTCAGTAATACAGGGAATCAAGCTTTTTATGATACTGTCTTTGACTGCATCTCTGTACCTGACATCTCAAGATTCTCAAACAATGAGAATTACTATAGTGTTGTATGCCATGAAGCCTGTCATAGTACGGGATCTCAAGATAGACTCAAGAGAGATGGCATAGTAAAACAATGCGGATTCGGCTCTGCTCTATATGCAGAAGAAGAAATCATCACAGAATGTGCAGCCTTTCTCTTATGCAGAGAATTAAAGATCAGTACAACTGATGACCAACACGCTAGTTACCTTAAGAGTTGGTGTTCTAAGCTACGCAAAGAACCTAAGTTTATCAACACTATCTTAGGTCAGGCAGTAAAAGCTAAGAACTTTATTCTTAACCCTGTAGTTGACAAATCCGATAACACTTGATAATGTGTTACTAGATCCACTCTTATTAGCCCTGACTTAAGGGCTAGTATGAGTGGCTCACAAAGAGTCACTTTTATTCACAACGTTTTATCTAATTATGACTGCAACTAAGTCTAAGAAATCAACTACAAAAGTTGAGTATCCACAACAAGACAAAGAAGTAATTGCATTTCTTTTAGTCTCGCATGGTTCATGGGTATGGTCTATTGGCAAAGACCCAAGCATAGTACACGCTACTAGATGCGTAAGAAAAGCCAAGAGAGACTACGGACTCAAAGGTTGGCAAGTTATCAAAGTCAACATCTATGATATGTCTAGCTGCGATACATGGGCATTTGATGGATACACTCTTGTTGATGCTGACAAGCAAGACAAGGAATCTAAAGCCTACAAAGAGGGTGATATTTACAACCCATACAGAGGTTGTGAACCCTTGAAATTTATCGAGACTTTAGAAGTCGTTAGTTGACATTCTAAAATCAATCGGGCATACTTGACTAAGGGTATGCCCTACCCACTAACCAAACAAACGGAGTCACATGAAAACTTCACTAACAACAATCGTCTTAGATGCTATCGAATTTGAACTAGATGATAACGAATACTGTAACGGACTTGATAACTCAGGGTGGTACAACTGGAATGACAAAGAAAAATTCCAATGGTGTTATAACCTATGGTTCTCAAGTGCTAGACCTAACACAACATCAATGCGAACTACTTTAGATGAGTGGTTAGCAGGGCTACCGATAGCTCTACCTTACATGAATGACAACATCAGGGATATGGGTCACGACCCTTACAACTTCTTTCTTGACTGTGCCAAACTAATAGTAGAGCAAGCAGGGTGGGAGCATATAAAGTTTAAGAATATGCAATACCCTGATCTAGCAAGACAACCACTCAAGAAGATAGAAACTTTAGAGGGTCAGTTCCTACCTAACTTTCACGATTAGATATGAAGCACCGCAAACCCTCGCAAACCCTTTGGGAACTAGAGTCTATCTATGATCGTCTTTGTAGGATTATAGGTACACAACCAAAGGATTACTGGCGAACTACACCCACTAGGGAAGCTATCACAATTCTCAAAAGAGAAATTGTAAAAACAACTTTATCCATTAAGGAGTCACAACAATGAGAAGACACACTATTACTGTCTATTCCAACAGCGAGTATTCACTTGACGATATTCTAAAAGATGTTGCAAGAGAAATTACAAGAGAAGTTTTCGATAGAGAAAACAAAACCAAACAAAAGTTTGAAGGACACATTGAAGTTGAGAAAGAGTATATGCTATCTGACTATGAAGGGAAGAAAGAAAATCCTAACTGGAAATTCTCTGACGATCAGGACACAGTAGCTAGGTGGACTAGCGAGGTAGTGCCTGATGAGATGTATATAAACTTTCAACAACGCTACCACCCTAGTAATTACAGGAGGTATTAATGAGTATATGCCCTAACTGTAGGAGTCTCAATACTAAAAATCTTGAGACTCGATTCAGGAGTGGTAAGCCTAACCCTATCAATAAGAATAAGGCTAACATTCCATACACTTCAAGGCGAAGAGAATGTATTGACTGTGGTAAAAGATATACCACAAGAGAATACAATATCATTGATCTTATTGCCTTTGCAAAACTACCAGAGCTACAAAGGATTGATGACCTTATGCCTTGATGAACACAAAAGAAAAAATTGACTACGCACAAAAGCGTATCCAAGAATTAACCACCCTAATAAACCTATGGAGTCACAATGAAAAAGAAAGTACCAACACTCAAGGAAGCTGCGAACAAAACTTATCGCAGGAGAAAGAACGGAGATGTATCAGCTAAAGATTTTCTTACTAGCATGAGACATAAT